CAGCATACTCTGACGCACGTTCTTCTGTGATGACGTTACCATCAGCAACAATGTTGTACTGGTCTGATGTCTCTGGTCTACCAAGTTTGCTGTAAATCCTATCCAAGTCTTCTTCTGTAGGATTGACTGGCATAGGTATTTTATCTGCGCCAATCAAACGCTGTGCGTTTACATAAGACCTAGCAAGGTTCTCCACATCCTTAATAGGCGATAGACTTGGGTGTTGTCTTAGATCCTCTGGAATTGAATTTAAGAAGTCGTTACCAGATCCGCCTTGAGCAACTTCGGCTGGTGTTTCCATTGTTGCTGGAACTGCCTCTGTTACCTCTGACTGGACTACCTGTTCTGCTTCAGACATTGTTAATCCTCTCTTAACATATTGTGAATGTGCAATAGCACTGCTCGTTTGCCTTCTTCAAAGGCTGTAGCATTGGCATCGCCAGCTACATAACTTGAGGAACGCCAGTTACAACGCGCCTCAAGATCTCCCAAAACCTTCTTACCAGCTTCTGATGTAAACAAATCGTTGTACATCACCCTTAACTTATTTGGATCTTCCATTACTTCTGAACCATCCTAACTGCTTGTGCCGCCTGTGCCGCAGTGTAAACGTCTTCTTGATCTTGCTGACGTTGCATCATCTCTTGTTGCTGTGCGGCTCTTGCTTCACGCTGTTGCTGTATCTCAGCATCAGAATTAAGAACTGTCTTAGGCACACCCAGAGCATCTGTAACGTGCCGGACAAGACCATCTGCATCCACATGATCGCCAACAGGCAACTGCTGTGACAATGGCAACAGTATTTCCAGAGCCTTCATAGTGTTGTTCAGGCTGCTAGACTTCTGTGCGCGAGCCAATGGTGAAACATATTCAATATCCACATCACGCCCCTGTAGTATCTCTGGTGGCTGTGCAAGCATCTCTGCACGAAGCATCAATGCAAATGTACGGTCAATCAACGGACGAAGCATCTCATTCATCAGTCTACCCAGAACAGGGCCAATGACGCGCATACGTTCTTCCTGACGCTGTATGACCTCTGTAGCTGTCATGTTAGGCGCACCACCTGACAGTAGCTGGTCAACGTAGAACGCAGAACGGATAGCCATGCGGCGTTGTTCTTCCATCTGCAAGCCAATCGGAATGTTAGCCCCGACATTAAGTGGGGTAATAGTATCTCTGCTACCAGCCCTGAAGAAGTTGAGGCCGCCAGGATTTGTACGGATCGGGAGGATGAATCCGTCATCCGGCACAAGCAGGGGAGGATCAATCTGCTTTTGCGCGGCCTGTATGATGGTTTTAGACATAAGATTAAGCATCTTAACATCTGGCAACGCCACCATCGCTGGCGACCTCCCCATCGTTTCCCCTGTTGCCTTCAGGAAACGTGGAACAATATACGGAAACTCTTGGAAGCCTTTGATAGACAAAGGCATCTTGCTTTCCATACAGACATACACAGATGCAAACGGCATATTACTGCTGTCCATCTTTTGAGGATCACGCTCATGCCGTGGCATCACAGCGTGTAAAATAGTTACCTCATCGTCAGGCCGCTTGTCGTAAACCTTGCGAATGTAGTCAGTAGATTCATCATAGCCAAACCGCAACACAGCTTGCCTTGCTGGTATCTTGTACTTTCTGAATACAGTATCAACTAAGCCAAACTGGTTTTCAGCGATATGAAACTCTGAGATGTGGCGTGTGCTGAAACGCATTTGCCCCTGATCCATCTCAACAAACATACAGCCAGTGCCAAAGACAACCAGATCCACATACATCTCATGGATCTCTGTCTCAAAGTTTGACTGGTTAAATGCCCGTATCATGCGGCTGCTTGTATCTTCCAGCCACTCTTGCACCTCTGAATCCCTGCCAATCTCTTGGTCTTTCATCGCCAAGTGAAACCACGGTGTAGCCCCACTGGTCAACATACCATGCAGAGATGCAGACAACAGATCTACAGCTTGCAGTGCAGTGCCATCAAAGATTTGCTCCATACGCTTTTCGCCTTTAGTACGCTTTCGTACAATGTCGGCTTTGCGTGGAAGCATATAATCAGCAAGTTCTTGGAAATGGTTTTGCCAGTTATCTCGCTGACCCTCTAAGGCTTCAAACCTTTTAATGATGGCTTTGATATCATCCATTGTATTATCCTAACAATGTTGGCTTCTGTGTGGTTGCCTGTGTAGCTGTAAGCCCAGCTACCTTTGTTGCCCCAGCCCCTTTACGCCGACCTCGCTGTTGCTGGTAGGCTTCTTCTGCCATAGCACTAGCCTTTGCTAAATCAGGCTCTGGTGGTGGCGGTGGTGGTGGCGGTGGTGTAACTACCTTCGGCTTCATAAATCCCATAATTGTCTCCTAAGTCCTTCTGACCAAAATGCCTTCGCCCTCACCAGAACCAGCACCGCCAAAGCGTTTGCCTCTAGTGCGGCGTGTTTTAATAGCTTCGCCAGATAACATAGCTGCCTGTGCATCATCCGGCACAATCTCTGGTGTTACCTCTGGCGTAACCTCTGGTGTCCTGTCGCCGTTATCTGGCTGCATCATTGTAGTCTGCGGTCTTGCAGTCATGCCGGATATCTCACCCTGCCGACCAAGTGTGCCTTTGGCTGTTGTTGCTCCTACCGCTACATACTTACCAGATTCAGTAGAACGCATGAACTCAGGCGCGGCTCCGGCCTCAAGAGCAGATATTTGTTTGCGTAAATTGGCTTCTTGGATAGCCCTAGAAGACACGCCTAAGAAACTGATAGCAGGGATGGCTGGATTTTCTAATCTGTCTTTTAACTGACTGATAGCCAAGTCTCTGCGCTGTTGCTCAGACATGACGCCAAACTCTTTGCCAGCAGTTGTGGCTTTTGCCTCTCGTTGCATATCAGTTGTTCTGTCAAGACTGCTTGTAGGGGTGCTGGCTCTCATTCTGCCACCCCTAATTGTTACACCTCTTGGTTGGCTATCACCGCCACCACCGCCGGAACTGCCGCCCATGACTTACTCCTTAACTATATGAAACCCAAGTTTGCGTTTCTCAGTTCGCAACCAGAAACATTGTTTATACCCCATTGACAATATCAGATTTTTCAAACAACGGAAAGATGTGCTTAAATCCACTGATCCGCCAAGACATATAAAGTCTATAACCCATATATCCTCACCATCCGCATAGTACCCCTCAACAGGAAAAGTATTCGTTCTGAAATACTCTTGGATGTGTTGCTCTTTAGGAAATGCAAAGGTGGCGAAGAAAAACAAACTTTCATCATCATCTACGCCAGTTATGAACTGACCTAAAGACAATGGTATATCTATATGATTCGTAATGGTTACATCATCCCAGCCACAATGATATGGGCTGTCGGCAACCAAAGCCATTATCTTTGCGTAGGTTTCCTCTGTCATAATTGGAAGGGATTGTAGTCATTCATCGCCATTTGTTGCGGCGGTTTGACCATAGTTTGTCTATTTTCCAGCCCAATAGCCAGATACCTAAATGCATCCGCAGCATGGCTCGTAAAGTCATGGCGTGGATGATCTCTGAAAACCTTTTTCTTTTCATCAAACTCTTGCCTGTACTGCCTCAACATTTCTACGCCTTCATGCGTTTTGTCTCTGTCAAAGTAGCATTTAGGCAACATCAGTCTTGCGGCGTTAATACCATCAATGACTTTCATCTTAGGTATAACCTTAAACCTGATGCCCAAGCTAAACGCAGTCTCAAGCCTAGACTTACCGCTACCTAACTCACGCACCTCAATATCATGTGGCGCAAGATGATCGCCCCAATGGTAGTCTTTTTGCCGCAAAACCTCTGCGTAGTGTTCTAAGCCTACCCCACCGTTCTCATAGTAGTCTATAACGTGGACCGCACCGCCTCTGAATATCTGGGCAAACCAGATAGCCGTACTATCGTTAATCCCCAAATCCCACGCAGTATGCACTGGATAGCCTGGGTCATACGGAACTTTAGTTATTCTGTCGTTATCGTCTGCATCTGCCAGCAGTTTACCGTAGTACGCACCTATAATAGCGGCTGTAAAGGAACACTCATACTCCTGTTCATACTGCTCTGGTGTCATCATAGACTTGGCAGCATCCAGTTCTTCATCTGGCACTAGCTGGCTTTCAGATGCCTTTACAATCTTGTAGTACCACTGGTCTGAACCTTCTGCCATTTCAGACTTGGCTTGTTCCAGTAGGTCAAAGAAATGGTTATGTCCGGCTGGTGTACCTAAGAACACCGCCCCACCCTGCCTGTCTGACAACGCTGGTCTAACAACCTCACCCCATACTCTAGGATTCTGCATACCAAATTCATCAAACACACAAAGGTCTAGGTAAATACCCCGTAGGCTATCAGGATTTTCAGCAGACAACAGCATCAACCGCCCACCATTAGGGAAGTCTACCCTGAGTTCTGTCTCATTAAAGGTAACGCCAGGTATGACCCCAGCGTAATACTTAACGTAATCCCAAGCTATTCTCTTAGCCTGTGCAAAGGTAGGGGCTACAAAGGCCACTCTAGGTCTTGGCAACTCACAAGTCAGGCAATGCTTTATAAGATGATTAACGGCCCAAACAGTCTTGCCAAAGCGTCTGTGCATGACCAAGACATTCCAACGCTTAACATTGTTGTGCATCTCAGCCTGTAAGTCTCTAGGCTTGTAAGGGATCTTAATTTGCATCTGTTTCCCAGACTATCCGAACAGTACCGTCACCTATCTCAACGCCAGCCCTGTTCTTCGTATCGCCATAACGGTCAGGCATCAGCTTCCCAACCTTCCATCTGACATGAGTAGCATAGTCTCTCAGCACATTAGGGTCATAATCCTTCTCACCCCTTAACCTCTGCTGGTATAACTCATCCAACTCCTCTACAGCCTTCTCAGCACTCTGCTGCTGGGCCGTCCTAATCCTACGCTCTAGGTCAGCATCCTCACCCATACGGCTATAAATGTTGGCACGACTTATCTTCAATGCCGTACACGACTTAGCAAGGCTATGGCCCTCCATAATCATGCCAATCAAATCATCAATTCTCTGTACTGTTAGCTTTGCCATCTGACCCTCTGCCTAAACATAGTAAGTTAGAGTGTGTGTGTAAATGGAGTATTTAACACATAGAAAGCCAGCACCGCGTGTGTGGGGGTGTCGATGCCTTCTGATCCCCCCGTACCAGCAGAGATCAGCTGGTCAGTCTGCCATGCAATGCCGCGTGATATTGTGTCTGCTATGTGTGTTTAGATATACAAATCACACCATCACAAAACAAAACAAACCAGCACAGCCTGGCATTGATTCAGATATATATGAAAGACTGCCTTGTATTGTGTACAATGTCTGCACAGTAAGACTGCCTTTATAAATATCATATATTTTTTCTATTGACAATGTGACCAGTGTTCATATATGTAGGACTTGAGGCCTGTTTTTTCAGGCAGCAGATAGCAAACAAACAAGGGGATCAAACCATGTCATATAAAGACTTAGCAAACTACGATATCGCGATGGATATCTACCAGAAGATCATGGCAGCTAAGACAGTCACCGCCGATCAATATGGATCACTCAAATATGATCCAGACCAAGAGCATATTGATCTGGCTGAGATTGTAGAGCATTTGTTTTTCATCAAACACACTGACAGAACACCGATAGCATAAGGATCAGAATAATGGATAAGCACACAGTAACATATAAAGCCTTTGATCTGGATGATAAACCAGTGATCAAGACTTTTGATTCATATGATGAGGCAGCAGACTGGATCAATGATGAGATCGATCATCGCGTTCAATACACTGTCGATCACTCACCATATCTGATCACAGAAGAAGAACGGCAGCAGATAGAAGAACATGAGACAAGCCTTGTATTCATCACACCATGTTAATTAGCAGACGAAAGGATCAAACAATGGAAAAGCTATATAAAGTTTGCACAAACAAAGGCAACAAACGGATCTGGATCGAAGGCAAGATCCTGATCAATGCTGGATTTACTAGCGGCATGACATTTGCCAAGTCAATCACAGATGACGCGGTGATCCTGTCATTTACGGATGACAAGCCACAACACAAGATCGCTGGTACTGAACAGCGTCCAATCATTGACCTGTGCGGTAAATACCTAACAGCCTTTTTCGGTGATGCCACACAGTACAAGGCAGCATTTAACGGGCAGACAATCACAATCACAAAAGGATCAGAATAATGAAAAGCATAACACACCACACAGGAACGCTGCAGCTTGTCAAACGTATGAAGAACAGCAAGAACGGAAACCCTCAATTCATGTTGTCATGCGATGGTTATCAGTTCAGAACAGAGGCAAACAGTTCAATGGCCTACAATATACAGCGATATTTTGACAAGTTTGTCTCTGTTCATATCGGTATGCACAGGGGCTGTTTAACACTGCACAGCATAAAATTGATCCCAAATGTTCAGCTTACTGAAGAACAAAAGATAAATATGTATCTGGACTGGTTCAATAACTTTATCAGCCTTCAGGGTTTTGCAGATCATTACCGCCTAAAACCAGAATACGCTGATCAAATCATCAAACAAGGCAGACAGGCCCATGAACGGCGCGTCTTTGCTGATATAGTCTAAACTTTACCGGCTAGGCCGTGTCATGCGGCCTTGCCTTTTAAATGGCCTTTTAAGGCTGTTTAAATGGCAATAACGCCAGGCATAGCAAACAAGAAAGGATCAACGCTATGAAATTACATCACACCAAATACAAAAAGAACTATCGCGCCTATATTCTGGATCACATTACCGATCAGAATGGCAACCAGTTAAACACCCATCAAGAAAAGATTGATCGCCTATTTCAGCGTTTTGAATCTGAGTATCAATGGAATATCGATCTGCATGGCAAACGCCGCGCAATGATCGACTGGCTGTCTGGCCTTGCTATTCCGTTCGCGTGTTATAACGGCGAGATCATCGATCTGGCTGTTCAGATGGGCAGCATTGATGAAAATCCATCAGACAAGCTGTGTGAACGTGTTATAGATAACTATTTCCCATTTATGGCAAACATCATCCTCAGCATGGAATCAGAAAGATCAGCACAATGACAGAAAAACAGTATTACATGAACCAGCTTGCAAAGCTGAATGATGAACAGATCAGCATTGTGATCAGTGATGAATCTGGAAACAAAACAAACAGGATCACGCTGTCAAAAGAATTGCTGGCATTAATTAAAGAAAGGATCAGACATGACAATTAAAGAGATCATCATCGAAGCAGTGATCAGCCTGTTATTTTTCAGCACGCTGATCGGATCACTGGTTTTTGTTCTAATCGCTTTTTAAGGCCCGTCAGTCTTTATTATTGCCTTGCTGGTACTGATACACTGGCAAGGCAGTTATAAACGCTGTAGCGCGTTTAAAACGCCAATAATGGCAAAACTAGCAAGAAAGGATCAGATCATGGAAAGACTAAAGGCAATAAAGGCCATTGTTCATCTGGAAACAACGGCAGAATACTATCGCACACAAGGCAGCAAGCGGCAGCGTGATTGCCGAGCAGAAGACCACCAGATAAGGATGCAGCAAGATCCACCAGAGACACGCCAGCTTTATCAGCTTCAGTCTATAGTAAGACACGCAATCGCAGACTGACAGAGAAAGAGCAGCTAGGCGTTAGATTCCTAGCTGCCCTTTACTAGCAAACACGGGTGGATCAAGACCCGTGAGAAAGGCATAGCATGATTAGTGACATGACACCAGAACAATTCAAAGCTGAGAGAGAAAGGGCCGGACTGACTGCGAAAGACTTTGCAGCCATGATAGGCGTATCAGAGAGAGCAGTTTTTTATTATGAACACGGGCAGAGAAAGATCCCTTTAACTGTTCAAAAGCTGCTGGCAGTGATAGCTAGGCTGGATCAAAAGTACGGACTAGCAGAGAAAGACTAAGCAATGCCGCACACGGCAGTATTGCTATACAGTAATGCTATGCAGTTTTGCATGGCATTACTTTTTTTTATTTATAAAAAGAAAATAAGATAGGCAGTATTGCTTTGCTTGCAATGTAAAGCAGTTATGCCGCACAGCAATGTATAGAGAAATCTAAATATCATATTTTTTTGCCTTCGCCTAGCCCCTTTTCAGCAAGTTTTTCACGGATGATGTACCAGAGATCAGGCAGAGAAAGAGTGCAAGTCATACCTGTGTAGTCATACTCACTGTTAATGAGAGAGAGAAAGACAACGGCTCTAGGCTCTTGGTAATCGTATTTGAAAATAAGTATTGGCTCTTTATCCCCAGCTTGCTCACAGGCTTGTACCCACCAGTCTTGCTTGTGTTTGTAGCCTTTGGCATAGGCTTTTGCTTCAATGGCAAAGCCAGGTATCAGGATATCTGACTGCCCTTTGGTCTGGTATTGAGAGAGGTTGCGCTGTACCCGTGTCTCTGGCATCTGCTCACCCAACTGGTCCTTGATCTCATTGACCAGCCAGCGTTCAAAGGCTGCGCCTTTATCCCTGCTTTTCTTGCTCATATCCAATCCAATCTTGTATCTGTCTTGCCCTGTTCCCACACAAACCATGCAAAAGCTATAAAGCCTGATGAACCTTCC